GTGCTGGCTGATCAGCCACGGGGAGGTTTACGGCGATCCAGCAAGTGGCAAGTTGTGGGAGCAAGTTGATGACCTCGTACTAAGGGACTATCCGAGGGAAGGCGGGGGGTCTACGCGGATTTCGGCTGTTGGCATTGACTCTGGGGGTCACTTCACCTCAGAGGTTTACGCTTACGCCCGCAGCCGGCGCGGGGAGAATGTGTTTGCTTTGAAGGGGCAGTCGGTTCGTAACAAACCGCCTATTGGGAAGCCTTCCAAAGTGGATATTAACTACAAGGGAAAAGTGCTCAAGAATTCAGCGGAGGTATATCCCGTTGGTAGTGACACGATCAAGACGACGCTGTTTGGCCGAATGAAGCACAACGAGCCGGGACCGGGCTACATCCATTTTCATGCCGAGGCTGGATTGGAGTATTTCAAGCAATTGACTGCTGAAAGGCAGGTGGTGCGGTACGTCAAGGGATTTGCTATTCGCGAATGGAAGAAGAAGGCGGGTGATCGCAACGAAGCGCTGGATTGCTTTGTCTACTCGTTTGCGGCTTTGAATTATTTGTATATGCGATTCAACCGGACCACGATATTTGAGCAGTTTGCGCGTAAGCTGGACGCTGAGCCTGTCAAGGCTAAAAAGACAGAGTTGATGCCGATAGAATCTCCCTATCGGCCGCAACGACAGCGTAGGGCCCGCGCCTCTTCATCTTTCGTAACAAACTGGTGACCATCCTTGTTCCAGAACTGATTTACGCCGGGGACACGGTTGTTTTTGACGTGCCCGAGTTCACGGATGCAATTGGCACTACCATTTCCAGTAGCACTTACACGTTGAAGTGGTACGCGAGAACCAATACAGCTTCTGAGGGCACCACAATTACGGCTGCCGCCGAAAGCACTGGATGGCGGGTAACGGTGCCAGCCGCCACAACTTTGGCCTTTGATGCTGGCTTGTGGACGTGGCAAGCAATCGCTTCTTATTCCACGCTGCAATACACGGCAGGGCGCGGGCAATTTACCGTCAAGGCCAGCGCCGCTTACACCGGCACACCGGGTGCGTTTGATGACCGTTCCCGCGCTGAGATCGATCTTGGCTTTGTGGAGGCCGCCATCCGCACCTTGGCGCAGGGTGGCGTGGTGCAGGAATACACGATCGGCAACCGCAGCCTTAAGCGTTACAAGATGCCTGAGCTGTTGCAATTGCGTGATGTGCTCAAGGCTGAAGTTGACAGGGAGCGAAGAGCTGAAAAGATTAGGCAGGGACTTGGCAACCCTGGAGTCGCTCGCGTGAGGTTCACCTAATGGCTTTCTTTGGTTTTGGTCGCGTCTCCAACGTCAAAAAAGATCTACGTAAGGCGCAAGAGCGCAACGCAAATCTGAAGCGTGCATATGCAGCCGTTGCAAGCAATCGACTCACATCTGATTGGATCAGTCTTGGCACAAGTGCCGACAGTGAAATCAAAAATAGCCTCAGGCTGCTTCGAAATCGCGCTCGCCAGTTGGTTCGTGATTCTGACTTTGCCAAGGCGGCGTTGAGAGCTGTTCGCAACAACGTGGTTGGCACCGGCATCAAGCATCAAGCGCAGGTGCAATTGCTGCGTGGTGGGAAGCTTGATGATCGAATCAATCGTTTGATTGAAAAGCAATGGGATGAATGGACCTGTGCTGACACCTGCCATGTTGCTGGTCAACTGAGCTGGCAGGACATCCAGCGGCTGTCGATCACTTCGATGATTGAATCAGGCGAAGTTTTTATTCGTTTGGTCAACCAAGCCTTTGGCGACAGCAAGGTTCCGCTTGGCCTTGAAGTGCTTGAAGCTGATCTGCTTGATGACGATTACACCGGCATCGAGGCAAACGGCAACCGCGTCCGCATGGGCGTTGAGATTAATGAGTGGGGCCGTCCAGTTGCTTATCACTTTCTGCGCACCCACCCTGGTGATTATCAATTCACGGGCACTGCGGCTGTAGCCAAGAGGCGACAGCGCATCCCTGCAAAAGATGTCATCCATTTGTATTCCATTGAGCGCCCCGGTCAGACCCGTGGTGTAACTGGATTTGCATCCGCAATTATGCGTCTCCGCAACTTGAGTGGTTACGAGGAAGCTGAGATTGTGGCTGCTCGGGCGTCTTCAGCAATGATGGCGTTTGTGCGCACGCCAGATCAGGAGCTGTTTGAGGACGGCAAGTTCCAGGATGATTCGGTTCTTGATTTTTCTCCCGGTTCAATTCGCCGCTTGGCACCTGGGGAGGAGATGCAATTCTTCTCGCCCAACCGCCCAGACGATGCGTTTACGCCTTTTGTGGCGCAGATGCTGCGTGCCGTCGCATCGGGTGTTGGCTGTTCGTACACACAGGTCAGTTCTGACTTCAGCAAGAGCAATTACAGCTCTTCTCGGCTTGAATTGCTGGAGACCAGAACCCATTACAAAACTTTGCAGCAGTATTTGGTTGAGACCCTGTGCGAGCGGGTGTATGAGCGCTGGCTTGAGATGGCCGTAATGGCAGGCGTGCTGAACCTACCTGGGTATGAGATCGACCCTGAGCGCTATGAGGAGTCCAAGTGGATTCCCCCTGCCGCTCAATTTGTGGACCCACAGAAAGAAGCCGATGCTTACAAGTCATTGATCCGCAACGGGATCATGACGCTTTCGCAAGTCATCGCATTGCATGGCGGTGATTTTGAAGAGCAGATGCGGCAGCGGGCGCATGAGCTGGCATTGGCGGATGAACTTGGCATTGTGCTTGACAGTGATCCCAGTCAGGTCAGTGGATCTGGGCAACAGCAGCCTCAGGAGGCGGAAGACACCGCCGAACCCGATAATCTGGAAGAAGATGAAGTCGAGGAACTAGACTCATGAGCAGGTATTTTCGCCAGCTTGCAAAACGCGCAATGGAAGAGCAACAAGCCGTTCAAGATCTTGCAGTTACTGAAGAGGTAATTGTGAATGTTGAAGAGGAAGTAATTGAAGAAGAGGATACAGTGCGCAAAATTGAAGGCGAATTGTTCCAGCGTGCGTTGGTGACTGATTTTCGTGCTGCTGGTGAAGAGCGCACGATTGAGTTTCCCTTTGCATCCGAAGCACCTGTCGAGCGTTATTTCGGCATGGAAGTGCTAAGCATGGACGAAAGCGCCATGGACCTCAGCCGGTTGAACGACGGCGCTCCTCTGTTGTTCCAGCATGATCCTGATCGGATTGTTGGCGTTGTCGAGCGTGCCTACATCAAGGACAAGCGTGGCTATGCCAAGGTAAAAATGGCCAACAACGAACTTGGTCGTGAGATGCAGGAATTGATCAAAGACGGCATTCTTCGCAATGTCAGCTTTGGGTACAGGATTAATTCGATGGAAACAGACAACAGCACTGACCCAATCACGTACCGCGCTACGTCATACCAACCGTTTGAGATTTCACTGGTGACCGTGCCTGCTGACCAATCAGTAGGCATAGGTCGAACTCTTATTATTAGTGAGAGTTCAACTACGGCCTCAGCCGTGACCAATTCACCCCTCTCGGAGTCAAAACCCGTGGAACCCACCTTCGACATGGAGGCGATCCGCGCTGAGGCCGCACAGGCCAAGGCAAAGGAGCTTTCAGAAATGATTGCCCTAGGCAATCGCACCAACAACAGCGACATGGCCCAGGAGTTCATTGCGAATTCCCGTGGTCTTGATGAGCTGCGCACTGCACTTCTTGAAAAAATGAGCACCTCCGCCCAGCCTGTGGACACCACAGTCGCCGATATCGGCCTTTCCAAAGAGGAGACCCGGTCTTTCTCTTTCCTTCGCGCCATCAACTACTTGGCCAATCCTGCTGATCGCTCTGCGCGTGAAGCTGCTGGTTTTGAAATTGAAGCTTCCGAAGCTGCTGCTGCCAAGCTTGGCCGTCAGAGCCGCGGCATCACCATTCCCCAAGAAGTGCTTCGCCGCGACCTGAGCGTTGGCGTAGCTACCGCCGGTGGTAACTTGGTCGCTACCGAGCTGGATTCTGCTTCCTTTATTGACCTGCTTCGCAACGCTTCCGCCCTTGATCAGGCTGGCGCCACCGTGCTGACCGGCTTGGTTGGCAACGTTGCAATTCCGCGCCAGTCGGGCGCCGGAACCGGCTACTGGGTGTCGGAGGCAGGTGCTCCTACCGAGAGCCAGCAGACCGTGGATCAGGTCAGCATGACTCCCAAGACGGTTGCTGCTTTCACTGATTACAGCCGCCGCCTGATGCTTCAGTCTTCGATTGACATCGAGAACATGGTTCGCCGTGATCTTGCTGCTGTTCTTGGATTGAAAATTGATTCCGCTGGTCTTTACGGCACCGGTTCCAACAGCGAACCACTTGGCCTGAAGAACATCACCGGCATTGGCACCGAAGATTTTGCTGCCGACGCTCCCACTTTTGCAGAAGTGGTTGCCATGGAATCCGACGTAGCTACCGCCAACGCTTTGCTGGGTTCACCTGTTTATCTGATGAACGCTGCAATGCGCGGCAACCTGAAGACCACCAAGAAGGACGCCGGCTCCGGCATCTTCTTGATGGAAGGCGGTGAAGTCAATGGCTATCGCGGTGTGCTGTCCAACCAAGTTGCTTCTGGCGATCTTTGGTTCGGCAATTTTGCAGACCTGCTGATTGGTTACTGGTCCGGTCTGGACATCATGGTGGACCCTTACACCAACAGCACCAGCGGCACCGTTCGCGTGGTTGCAATGCAGGATGTTGACGTGGCCATTCGTCATCCTGAATCCTTCAGCCGTGGTAACAACACTCTCTGATTATGAAGATTCGCATCCTTAGGCAAACAATCGCCGGCGGTTGCGTGGTTCGTATGGGGGATGTCATTGAGGCATCCCCTGACGACGCCAGACTTCTGATTGGTATTGGTAAGGCTGAACAAGTTATCGAGGCTCCGGTTGAAGAGCCAATTAAGACCACACCTACACCTTCCAAACGGAGGAAACCACAATGACCGTCCTTAACCTTGGGACTAAAACAACCCAAATCGCTCTGTTCCCTACTGCCGTTGGTGCTTCTACTACCACTGGTAGCGCCATTGATTTGCAAGGCTACGAAGGCGACATGGTCGTTCTTCTTGACGCTGCTGCCGGTGGCGCCAGCATCACCTTTGCTGTCAAGCTGACCAGCTCTGACACTTCTGGT